TTACGACACCTTGGCGGCGGTCGTGATGCCGTTGCGCAACGTCATCGCCAGTACGGCCGGCACGACGATATTGATCGCGGCGTCGGGCGTGAGATTGCCCGACAGAAACCCGCCGAGCGCGCCCAACAATGTGAGGGTGCCCGCTATATATGTTTTGTATCCTGACAACATGGTCATTCTCCTTCTTTTTCGATGTCTTTGATAAGAAGCTGCGCGCAGTCCGCATCGATGGCGGACGACAATGCAGCATAGGCATGCGCGAAGGCCGGGCGGCTAGTGCCACCGGCGATGGCAAAATTGCCATCGGCTTCGCGCACGATCGCACCGCCCGTCGCAAGGCAGCCTTCGAGCTGACTGACAAAATTGGCGGTGTGAATTTCTATATTGGCGCGGCCCGGCACATCGGGCAGCCACAGAATCCCCTTGTAGCTTTCGCCAATGATTTTTCGGAGCGTGGTATCGAAGTGACTCGCGCCGAACGATTTGCGCGTCAGATGGTAGACGCCTGCCGCGATCCGTGGATGCGCCGGGTTACGCACACCGCGTTCCAGTATCTTGCAGAGGAGCCCACCGGACGGATCCGCCATTTCGCCCCACGTCGAAAGTGGTGTTTCAGCTTTGCGCGTCAATGTGAAGGTTCGCATCGCTAGCCCTCACGATCGGCCGTGTTTGGCGGCTTCGCCCCTGAGATCTGCCATTTCCCTTTCGAGCGCCGCGAGACGATCCTCATGATCAAGTGCTGCGGCGGTCAGAAACGGCGTCGCTTTCGCGTAATCCATCATCGCGGGCGATAATTCGGACTTCAGGCGCACCAGTCCCATCGCCTGCGCGTCGATCCCGAGCGCTTTCAAATTATCGCCCACATGTTCTACAACAAAGCCGTGGCCCGGCGAATTGTCCGCTTTGTGATTATAGGATTTCGGGGCATAGGCTTTTAGAACATTGATGGCCAAGGCGGGGTCCATCGGCACAATATCGGATTTCACCTCAATGCCCGAAGACGTGTTGTACGCGGTAACCGAACCATTGGTGGTGATAGAGCCGACCGAGGATCCGGCGTAATAAAAGTGGCTCAAATCTGCGCTTGCCGCATCAACACGCACAATCATGGCGGACGCTGACGCATTCGAGGCATAGACAGAGAAGATATGCGCCGCTGCCGCGGACTGCACGGCAATCGATGCATCACCCGTCCAACCGCCGTTTGTCGCGGTTCCTTTCACGAAGCTGCCATCGGTTCCAAAGCGCGCGACTTCGGAATTGTTTATGGCAAAATAGATCGGCTGCGAAGCCCCGGAGGCCAGCGTCAATCCGCCGGCCCCGTTTCCCGCGAGCAGCGTACCGTTCTGACGGTTGATCCCGCTGGTCGTCCACGAAGCGCCAAAATGGAATAGATCGCCCGATCCCGCTCCATTGTTCAGCGACAACCGCATACGCGCCGCAGCGCCCGTGTTGTTGTTAAGTAGATTTACCTGCGCCGCCGCGTTCACACATTGCGTAATATCCAGCACATTGCTCGGCGCCATCCCGATGCCGACCGCGCCCGTCGACCTGTTGACGATCATCGCGTCGGTCCAGGCGGACCCGTCCGGCGAGACCTTGAAATGAAAGTTGTCGTCGCCGGTGAGCCCGATCTCCGCGCAGCTGGAGAAATCGTCCTGAAATAGCAGCGACGCGGTGTTGCCGGATGCCTGTTTGCTGAATGTAGCGCGAACGTCGCCGCTGCCGCCGCTGCCTGTGCCAACTGCGCCGAACAAAGCCGCGTTCGATAACACGCTGAGTTTGCTGGTGGCGTCCGCGGTGGTGTTCACGCCCAGCATGGGAATGTTCTGCGTCGCGATCAAACTGCTATAATTCACCCAGGCCGTGCCGTTATAAGCAACAAGCACGGCTTCATCGGTGACGTAGGCTACCAGTCCCGCGAAAGGCGCATAAAACCGCCAATTCCCATCTGCGCAATAGGCGATCTTGCCATCCTGTCCGGTCCAGGCGGCGGTTGCCGTTGCCTTGATAAGATAGGTGTCGCCATCAGCTGGTGACGAGGGCGGCGCTGTGAGGTCGCGGTCGAGAAAACGTGGACAGAGCAAGGCGTCGAATTGATAGAGCGCTTCGTTGTGGGTGACGCTTTTCTGTGCCTGATTGGCGGCAAGCAGCGGCGCACCGACGCGCGGTGTGGTGTCGGTCATTGTGTGATCTTTCGATTAGGAGAAATAGAAACTCGCCGTCTTGCCGGGACCGCGGCCAACGACGGTGGAAAGCTGGTAAACAGTGAAGCGGAACGGCGATGGCAAACCACCCGGGAAATCCGCTGCGATTTGGGCGTCGGCATAGGTTTGCGCCGGGGCCGTCACACCGAAAAAGGTGCGGATCACATGTCCCGACCCGTCGAGGATTTCCACATCGTAACTCTCGGACGCTTCGCTTTGCGGAACTTCCGACTGCTCCCAACTCTCAGCCGAGATAGAACGGTCGCGGCGAATCCAGGACAGGATAAGATCCGCGCCACTGCCGCTGCGTATCGCGTTCAACCGGCAAGGTGCGAAGGGCCGCAGCCCGACGCCCTTGAACGTCATTTGCGCCCCTTGAAAGGACGGATCCGACATCGCCCTGTTTTGCGGCCCCCAAAGATAGTTGAACGGAAGCGAAAATTGGCTTTGCACCATTCCAAGCTGCTGGAGCGCGCTGTTCAGCACCACCACGCGCGCGCCGGCCGGAACCGGATCACGCATTGCACCTTCTGTGCCTGACTGGCCCCGCAACAGCCGCGACAACGTCCAGCTTCGCGGCGCCGTAAGCGTCGCGCTGGCGAATTGCACGATTTCCCAATCGCCATCGCCGTTCTGAATCGCCAGCGCGTTGCCGCCTGCGAAAACGGAGATGTCGTCGAGCGACATCAGTGCTCCGTTGTAAAGTGTGACGCCAAGGCTGTTCACCTCATCCCATCGCCATGCGGGACCGGAATAAAAATCGGCGGTCGTGATGCCGATATCGGCGGCGATGGTCAGCGTCGCATCGGGCTGGTAACCCGAATCCGTCGCGCTCTGGAGAACCACAACGCCGCCGGGCCACGGCTTGGCATAGGCCGCGGCGAACGGTTCCCACGCGGCCTGATCCGCCGTCAGCAATGGCAGGTCGAGGAACACCATCAGCGGGCGGCCGGCGCTCGCCAGCGTCTGCGTCGCCGTTGCCGTCCGCTGTGGTCCGGCCAGCACATCATAGATGGAAGGATCCGTAGCCACCGCCTGCACGGCGCGCGAAGCGGTGTCGTCGATTTCCATGATGCGCATGCGATGCACGCGACCGCCCGCGTTCAATTCCACTTCATCGGCGGGATCGAGTGCAATTTGTGAGGGTGCGACGGCGAACAGTCCCATTTCACGCATCGCCCACGCGTCCTGCAACAACCGCGCGCCAATACCGGCGGCCTGCGCCTGATCCATGACGATGGGCAGCGACGATTGCGCCACGCGGTCAGATTGCGCGACGAGCCTGCGGGCCTCCGTCATCGCCTGCCGGTAATCGGACTCCGCGTCGATATAGGAAATGCGCGAGGCGAGCGGCAAATCGGTTTCATCGGTCCGGGTGAAGGAGAATCCGAAACCGGGATCGCCGTCCGGCATGACGAGATCGGCTTCGCACAGTGCCGTCGCCGCGGGCCGCCCGCGCATGACGAATTTTATCTTGCCTTCGCTTTCGACGGCGTCGAACTGATAGCCGACACTGAGCGGATTGATCGCGTCGCGCGGGCTCATCGTATCGGTAACGGAAAATCCGGTGACGATGCCGGTGAGATTGGAGACATCGAATCCGGAAAAATCCGCACCGGCACATAGCGCCGCGACAAGATCGCCGAGAAGCACCGATCCCAGCCGCCCATTCAACCAATGGCCCAACGTGTAATTGCCCGCATCGCCCCAAACATCGGCGAGCGCCGGAAAATAGGGATAAGGCCGCGCATCCCAGCACCAGACGCGTGTGTTCGCCGTGTCCACCATCGGCGCGTGATAGACCGTCGAGGTTGGATTGTTCGCCGGTGCGGTCCAGAAATTCAGATGCGCTTCCAGAAAGCGGCGCTGCATAAGATCGTCACGCCCGCCATTCGAATAATAGGGCAGGAAACTTTCGCTCGATTTCGGATCGAAGAACACGTTTGGCTCGTTGGCGCCCTTGTCCACTGCCGGGCATCCCAGTTCCGTGAACCAGATTGGCTTGCTCTGTGGCACCCAGTCGGTGTGACTCGCGGTTTCGCTGCCTGAAGGGCGGTCGTAATGCAGATTGCCCCACCAATTCCACAGATCCTTGGCGCGAAACACCCAGGACTTGCCCAGACTATCGGTGACCGGCGTGCGGGTTTGCGTGTTGCGGTCAGCATCGCTGGCGTAATACCAGTCGTAATCCTCGCCGCCGCGAATGTTCGCGGCGAGATAGGCCGCGTCGTAAGTATTCGTCGGGCCTGTCGCCGCATCATAATCGAGATGGTCCGTGCCGTCGCGCCAATCGGCCAAGGGCATGTAATTGTCGATGCCGATGAAATCGATATTCGAATCCGACCACAGCGAATCGAGATTGAACAAAACCGCGCCGGGCGCATCGCCGGTCTGGTGATTGTTGTATTCGCTCCAATCGGCGGCATAACCGATCTTCACGCTACTGCCCAAAATCGTGCGCACATCGGCGGCCAGCGTTTTCAATGCGGCCACCGCCGGATACGCCGCCGCGCCGCCGCGCACCCGGATCAGCCCGCGTAATTCCGAGCCGATCAGAAACGCCTCGACACCACCGGTAGCCGCGCAGAGATGCGCGTAATGCAGGATCATGCGGCGATAGCCCCAATCGCTGCCGCCGGTCCACGACACTTGCGTACCGTGAACGGCAAAATCCGTGATCGCCGCGCTGCCGAAAAATGCGCTTACCTGTGTCGCCGCAGCGCCCGTTTTGTCCGGCGAACCGGATACGCCCGGCGCCGGATCGCAGGTGATGCGCCCCCGCCAGGGATAGGCGGGTTGCCCGCTGGCGCCGGTATAAGGGTCGTTCAGCGCGTTGCCGCCTGGCACATCCACGAACAGAAACGGGCATAACAACACACGAAGCCCACGATGTTTCAAATCGTTGATGGCGTCAACGACCGTTTCATCCGACGGTGTGCCGCCATAGGCCGGCCGTCCACCGATCTGGCTGACGAGATGCGCATCGGCGCGCACGACGCCGTTGACGCCCCAGGTTTCGGGATAGGTCTTCTTGGTGGCGGTCTCGACACCGGGTTGCACGGTGCAATGGCCGGCGCGCAAATCGTTGCCGAACCAGCCCACCACCAGCGACACCGCGCCCATATTCGGCGCAAGGCTCATCAGATCGTTCATCGAGGCATCGAAGTCGGCGATGGTGGCGGCGCTGTGCGCGTTCTCGGCGCTCGTCGTGCCCGCGCCGTCATCGCTGCTCACCACGTCACCCGCATAAACGAATTCGCCCGCACCGGGGATCAGCGCCACGCCGGTCAGCACATTTTCCAGCGCAGAAGGATTGACGTCAGAAATGGGGCGGAGAATCTCGAACTGCAATTGCGGGATGCGATTGCCGAAATCGGCGAGCGGCATGTCCTCGAAAACGATGTAGCAGGTGCCGCGATAGGCCGGCGTGTTGTCCGCGCCTTCAATCTCCTGGATCAGCGGATCTTCGCTTTGCGTCTCGTCGCCGGGATAAAAGCGCGACGTATATTGCGACATGTCGAGCAGATTGCCGTTTGCCCAGACGCGGCCGATACCCGCCGCGACGCCTTCGCACAAGCCGACCGCGAACGAGATGGAATAGGTATAATCCGTCTCCTTGACCGTGGTGCCGATGCCCTTGCCGCCGGCATTTGTTTTGGTCGTTTTCGCGGTTTGCAGAAATTGCGTCGCCCACAGAAGTTGCCCCGCCACACGGATGCGCCCGAACACACGCTGGATCGGTGCGCCTTCGGTGGAGGACTGGATATTCACATCCGAAAGCTGCGGCCCCTTGCGCGAGACGCCGGGCGCGAGCGCCGCGTCGATCTCCGATCCCGCAAAGGCACCAATCGCCCCGCCAATCGCCGCGCCGGACAATGTCGCGCCAAAAATCGAAATGCCGGCGCCGAACAGCGAGGCCCCCAACGCCTCACCGGCGATACCGAGAACAAGTGCTGCCATGTTGAAAGTCTCACAAACAAAAACGGCGGCCCGATGGACCGCCGTTTTCGAGTCGGAAAAAGGTTTCGATATTATTCAAGTCTGCTTATCAAATCCGATATACTCGCGGGCAACATCGGGATCGGCGGCCTCAGCAGCCGCTATATCGGCTTGCCCGCCGCCCGTATCGCCATTTCTCATTCGCGCCAACCCACGGACATACTGGGAACCCCACTGTTTGGGATCTCGAGACAGAACATTGTCAAAATCGGCTGTGGCAGCTTTGTAATCACGAAGCCGGTATTCCACATCACCGCGAAAATCCAACGCGCTGACGTTGTTCGGCTGTAACGACAACGAGGTGTTACAGTCGCTCAGCGCATCTTGCAGCCTGCCGGAATCCAAATTCGCGAAACACCTATATCGGTAGGCGTCGGGGAGATATCTATAGTCCTTGCCCGAGATAGAGATGGCATAGCTGAGGTTGACGATGGCTTGTTTGAAATCGCCCATTCGTATTCTGGCTACGCCCATCGAAGCGTAGATGAACGGTTCGCCGTCATAGATCGTTTCGTCGATAACTTTTTGGCATATCATCAAAATGTGCTGCGGCGAGGGATCTGCCGGAGCGAAACACTCCTGCATAAGCGCTCGCGCGCCGTTTCCGCCCATACAACATCCGGCAAAAGCGGGAGGCGTCATGGCCGTCCAGCATGCAAATGCCGTCAAAACGGCAATTTTTTTCTTCATCGTGCTTTTCTTCGCCGCCTTCGATTATCGGCAGTCAAACCATTACGGCGTCACGCCGATTCCCGCGTAATAAGCAGATATTTTCGGGGCGGTGGCTTGGGCGGCAGCGATATCCGCATTTCCGTTGGCCGCATCGCCCGTTTTTAGCCGTGCGACGCCACGCAAGTAGAGTGCCGTCGCAAGCTTCGGGTTTATCTGCAGGGCGCTGGTGCCGTCGGCGATCACGGCCGAAAAATTCGCCATACGAAAATAAACAAGCTCTCTTGAAACAAAGAAACCCGCTGCTTTGGCATTCAAATTTATCGCTTGATTGCAGTCCGCCAACGCTTTGTCGAGGTCGGCATTTTTCTCAGCCAGCAACCGGCATCGCGTGCTGTAGCCGTTGTAAAGGTCTGGCTTCAGCTCGATAACTTTATCGGCATCTTGGATCGCGGCATCTATCTGCCCCAAATTTTCATTAACAACGGCGCGATTGGCGTAGGCCTGCCACATATCGGGTTCGAATTTGATGGCATAGTCGAACGCTTTCAACGCCTGCTCGTAATCGCCCTTCTCTTCGTAAGCTGCTCCCATATTTGCATAGGTAGCAACAGCGCTCCGGCGATCAAGCGCGTTGGACAGGATAGCATTCTGACAAGCTGCAATTTTCTCGTCCGGCGTCAGATCCTCCTCATAGCAATGATTTGCACTCTCCCTCATTCCGTAGCTTGGACCGGATGCGAAAGCCGGCGACACGGTCAGGGCCAGTAGCGCAATTGCCGAAAACAGATTCTTCATCGAAAACCCCGGTTTCCCCGTTAGCAAAGTGTCAGGCTTACCGCATGAGTTCAAGTATTCGCCAAGCGAAAGCCCGCGGACATGCGCCTTTTCCATTGCGAAGAAAATATTTCCTCGCTCACCCGTTTGTTCTGGCGCGCGTGGATCAATGTGAGGCCAGACTTTTTCTTTCCGACGATCCCGCAATGTTTCGCCGGACCGCGCGGCATCATGCGGAATAGGGCGATGTCGCCGGGAGCGATGGTGCGCGGGTCGATCTCCACAAGATGCCGTTTCATCGCGGCGTATAATGTCTCCTCGCCGGTCGCTTCGGCCCAGTCGGGCGAATAGGGCGGCGGGGTCTCGGCGTCTTCGCCGTGCAACGCGCGCCACACGCCGCGCAGCAGGCCCAGGCAATCGCAACCGGCGCCTTTCACGCTGGCCTGATGCGCATAGGGCGTGCCGATCCATTCCCGCGCGGCGCGCACGACGTCTTCGCGTTCAATTGCCATAGCGGCTGCCGCCATTGAGGGTCTGGTTTGCCGATGGCGATGCCGTCACCGCATCGTTGCCCGGCATGTAGGGAAAGCCGCGGAAATTCGCGGCGTTGGTGAATTTGGCTTTGCAGGTGGCGAACTGCTTGTCGCATCCCGCTGTGATGGTGAATGTGTCGCCGGGCGCGACGGGTTCGCTCATCGCCTGCCACAACGCCACCGAAACGCCGGGCGCGGAGACGGCGTGGCGTTTCACCTCCATCGCGCGGTGCGCGTTGGAGCCGGTGACCCACGTGACTTTGCCGCCGGTGAACCAGCCATCTGCGAATGTGCCCAGACCGGATGCCGTGAACTGGCGCGCATTGCTCGCCGCAACAACCGCGCCGGTGCCGCGATAGGCTGCGTTGGTGAGATCGATGGTGCAGCGCGCGTCACCCAGATCGGCATCGCAGCCATTGCCATAGGCGCGCCCGACCGGCTGGTTCAGGATTTGCGCGAGGCCGCGCACTTCCACCTGAAACGCGGTCTTGCCGCGCTTCACCTCGCCCAGATTGGCCTTGCGCATCAGCACGCGCTGATCCGGCGCGGCCCAGTTCACGCGCCAGATTTCGATAGCGGCGTTGTCGTAGAGTCCGGCGGCGAGATCCGCCTCGTTGATCGTATCGGACGACAGCGCCCCGGTGACGGTGAGATTGTCCACCGCGAGACCCAGCGTCGATTGCACCTCGCTGGCCGTGAAGCCGGAGGCCGCGCTGCAGGTCACGCCATCAAATGCCACATCGGTGTCGTGATCGGTGAAGCCCTGCACCGCCGCATCGTTGCGCGTGAGCTTCCAGCACCAGCACAGAGTGGTGGCGCCGCTATCGAGATGCGTCTGCATCCCGTCGGGAAGTGTTTTCATGTGAGTCTCTATTGGAGCCGTGAGTGAAACGGCATTTTCAACGAACGGGTGTCCGGCTCATGAAGATGAGTGTTGTCAGAACCGCAGCACCGATTGTCGTGAAGATATAAAAACATATCCAAAACCAGTACCAAATCGTGTTCCGCTTCCGGTTCACGATCAGGTCAGGACCGCCGCCGCGCATGGCAAAATTGATCTGTCCTTTTTGCAGCGCCCGGAAGGTCCAATAAGCGGAGAGGCATGTCATACAAAAGGTCACCGCCGTCACTGCCATCTGGAATGTAAAAAACGACGTCATCGGCGCACCTTATATCTTCGCCAGCCTATACTCTTATTTCCACAATCGGAATGCTCGGAATCTCGCCAGCCTGAAAATTGGCGAGGTTGATGGAGAGCTGATCGGTATCGAAACGGACCGGCGTATCGAATTCGAATCCGGCCTGCACAATCGCGCCACTCGCCGGCGCGCTCGCCAAGGTGACGATGCCGGTGGTCGTATCGACCATGACGCCCGATTGGGTGACGCTGCCGACGCTGACCAGCACCGTGCCGCTGACCGGCTTTTTGATCGTGCGCGTCCAGCTCGACGGGCCCGACGTGTAGGTCTTCACCAGTTGAAACGCCGTCGTGGTGCCGTCGCCGGTGCCGATGGTCTGGTCGGTGGCGGAAACATCGGCGCCGGGCGCGCAGGATTTGTAGTCGGAAAAATCCTGCAGCCGGAAACCATAGAGCCGCGCCATCCGCGCCTCGAAAAAGGCGATGACGATGTGCAGATCGTCCAGCGTTTTGACGCCGTAGCCGACATCGTAATTGCGCCGCGAATTGGCCCACACCGCGTTGCGCTCCTCAAAACCGGAGCCGAGCGTGACGATCTCCGTCTTGCGCACCGGCCCCGCCGTGGAGTGCATGGCGATGGATGTGGGAAACTGTATTTCGTGGAAGTTCATGATATACTCGTAAGATCGAATGGGTCAGCGCATGCCGGACAAAAAAGAGATTTGGTTCGCGTCGTATCGCTTCTTGAGATGGTTTCCGGTCCACTGGAAAGGCTGGCTTGTCCTGATCTTGGACGTCTGTCTTGTAGTCACTTGGATCGTGATCTGCGGAGCGACTGGGCTTTTCCGGAACTATCCAAATTTTACGGCCTTTGGCGTATTCATTATTTTCTACGGCTTTCTGCTTTATTTTCAGATTGGCCGATGGGAACGCCGATGAGCCAAAAAGAATCCGATCCAACTTTCCGCGCATTCTCGAAAGCGCGTGGTACCTATCCCGAAGTATGGGGTGTCACTTATGGATGGGGACTGATCTGGCGGCCCAGAAGCATCAAAGGCTTTTTCATCCTAGGCATTCCCTATGCTTTCGCATTCGGATGGATTTTTCTTCTTGGCCACCTCACGTCCGAGGCCCCACTTGCTGTCATTCTTCTGCCGATGGTCGCGGTATTCATCGCGCACTTCTTCTGGGTCCGTCCGCATATTCGGCGGATATAAGGTCGCTCACATATTCCTCTGACCTCTCGCCAACGCCCGGCTCATCATCGCGGCGATCTGTGTTTCGCTTTTCATAAAGCTCTGCGCATCGCGGGCGTTCACGTTCAGCACAATCGACGGCCATGACGGCGCGGCGAGATTGGCGTTGGAGGTGATCGCGCCGTTCCCGGATGGCGTGAACAGTTCCGGCCCTTGCTCGCCGACGAGATAGGTCGCGCCCGGCGTCACCGGGCCGCCGACCGCGCGGCTCCCCGACACATTGAACAGCGACGAGGCGACATTGGCGACGACGCCTTCGATCGGCTTGGCGATGAAGTCCTTGATCGCGACGCGGTCGAAATCGGCCAGGATTGCATCGACCATCTGGCCGATCGAGTCCTTGCCGCTCACCGCCGCGCGGGCAATCGTGCCGGCGACGGAGTTGAAGCTGGAATTCACCGCCGTCTCGATGGTCTTGCCGGTATCGGCGACGGGACCGTTGGCGAAATCGGACAGCGCCTTCGATGCCGATTGCAGCGCCGTGTCGAGCGGCGAAAGATCGGCAGAGAGTGAAATAGTGTCAGTCATCGGGGTGCTGCTTCATCATCTGTTCGAGATCGGAACGGTCCAACGGCGCACGTATGCCGTGCGCGGCTTCAAACCCTTCCACTGCCGCGTTCCATTCGACGACGCTCATGGTCCAGAATTCGTGCGGGCTTAACTTCAGGACGCCGAGGCCGAAGCGGAGGCGCCCGCGCCAGGCAAAGGGATGGTGGCGTCCGCCTTGCCTCTCAGCGCTGACAGTGCGTCCGACACCGCGCCGACGATGGTGCCGACATCGGCGGGAATGCGCATCACATCCGCCGCCGTCACATCGTGCCCGCCGCCGCGCAACAGCGCCGCCGCGATCACCGCGATGTCGCTGGACGACAGTTGCTTCAGCCGTTCGGCGATGGTGGAGAGGTTGGTCAGGCTGAGGCCGCTTTCAATTTCGGCCAGTGCGCCCAGGGTCAGGCGCATCACGAATTTCTCGCCATTGGCGAGAAACGACGTCTCGCCGCGTGCCGTGTTGGTCATGGGGATTTCTCCGTTAGTGGTGTTGTTGCACCCTCCCCTTGAGGGAGGGTCGATAAAATTCAAGCGCAGCGCAGAATTTTTCGGGGAGGGGCCATGGCTCTGACGGTGCCATTGACCCCTCCCCGGATCGCTTCGCTCTCCGACCCTCCCTCAAGGGGAATA